AAAAACACCTGCAGAAGTAAATGCGGTTTATCGTTATACCCGCACATGGGATGACGAACAAATGAAGCCTATCCTTCTCGCCACTCACAAACGTCTTGAAGAGCTAGAAAAAGAAAAGGCATCTGCTAATGAGCCACCCTCTTTAATGGTTCAAATCCAAACTGCACCAGACCTTACAACGCTAGATGCTTTGGAAATAGACGTGGCTGCACGAGATCCGCAGATTCAACCGAAGCTAATGGGGTATGTGAGAAAACGCCGCTATGAATTAGAGAATCCTACACCTACTCAACAAGAATCTACCCCTGATTATTTATTAGTGGACGGTTTCTAACATGAAAGATCAGTACAAGAAAGTGAGCCAAAAACACATGCTTGGTTTTATGTACTACTTGCAATTGCTGGGCTACGTAATAGTCCGGCAAGGCATGGACCAAGCAATGTTTCTAACAAAGCATTATGCGGTACCAGTTGCTTGGCGGCGCATAACGATCGACTATCACAACCGATTAAATAAACCTGCCCAGCAGCTTTATAGAGAGTTTGTTGAGTGGACTAAAGAAGAATATTTGAGGGCTTAAAAATGTTTGATTTGAATAAGGAAAGAGAGGCTTTTCTAAATACCTTCCAATATTACAAAGGAAGAAGAGACATTATTTTTAGTCATGAGCATGAACTGTTTATGACTAGATCAAACAATCCTTCTGAAATTGCTCAGAAAGAAATAAGCAACATGAATAGCCGTTGGGATGCTTGGCTTAGATGTGCAAAGCATCGTGATGCAGAGCTAGAAAAAGCCAAAGCTCAGTCGGTGCCAGAGGGTTATGTTCTTTTACCAAGAGTTCCAACAGAAAAGATGTTCCAAGCATACGAACGATATTCAGTCGCGCCGATGTCGACGCTGAGTAAAACCGGATATAAGGCAATGGTTGAAGCAGCAGGTGATCAAAATGAAAGCTCTTAAAATTACTTGGCTTGATGCTTGCTCTAATTGTGGTTTTGGCGACTATGCAGAAATAACAACTGAACGTGGCATTGGGTGCTACTTGTGGAATGGGGACAAGGTTCAGTGTCCTAATTGCAATCACAAGGGTGAAATAGAATGTGATTCAGGGTTTGCCTTTGTCAATTGGTATGAAGTTGAAGAAGCAAGCGAATCGGGAGCTGAGGGATGAATGCACAAATTTTAGATCCATGCTGCGGTTCAAAGATGATGTGGTTTGATCGAAACAACCCAAATGTAGTGTATGGAGATATTCGAAAAGAAGAACATACATTATGTGATGGTCGTACCTTAGTGATTGAACCAGATGTATTAATGGACTTTCGCAAAATGCCTTTTAACGATGAGCAATTTTCTTTAGTCGTTTTTGACCCTCCCCATCTTGTGCAAGCTGGAAAGAAAAGTTGGTTAGCTGCCAAATATGGAAAATTGTCACAGGATTGGCGTGAGGATATACAAAAAGGTTTTTCGGAATGCTTCCGTGTTTTAGTGAAAGGTGGAGTTTTAATTTTCAAATGGAATGAAGCACAGATCAAAGTTAGTGAAATCTTAGAGCTAACAGATCAAAAGCCATTGTTTGGCCACATTAGTGGAAAGCGCAGCAATACACATTGGATTACTTTTATGAAAGCGGAAAATAAGGAGGGGTAAATGTTAAAAGATCTGAGAAATCTATCTGATGCAGAGCAACAAGAATATTTGGATCGCTTCATAATGGCTAATGAAGAACAGAAGTTCCCTCAAGAAGTTGTGGCGCTTTATTTAGATTGCTCACCATGGACATTAGCCAGAATGCGTTGTGATCAATCATCACTGCCTTTTTCGAAAATTGGAAGACGTGTTTCATATAAAAAGAAAGACGTTTTAAAGTATGAGCAAAGCAGGACTGTGCTTAATACAGCGCAACTTGCAACTGTATAAGGATTCAGTTAAGAAATAATTGTAGTTTCCATGATAAATATTGGGTGACAAATAATTAAAATTGCAAAAAGTTTTAGTTGACACTTTTCAAAATTTGCAATAAATTTTGATTGCCCAAATCTCTTTAGGACTTAATTATGGATTTATCGAAGAATCCCCCTCCAAGCTATTATGATGCATCACTGAATGATGAAACATTAAGCTTTTTTGCTAACCATATGCTAGAAGTTTTTTCACAAACTACTCAAGATCTTAGTAGAAAAGATGATGATAATTACACTATCAGTTGTGCAATTTTTGGAAGATGCCGTAATAGGTTTGCTCGTGAAATTCGTAGTGGCAATGCCCCATCTCCAACATATTTAGAAGATTCTTCAAATAAATTCACCTTTAAAATTGGAAACACACCTGGTATCCGTTTTTTTAAAGAATCTGATCATTTAAAACCGAAAAGACCAAACTTTTTTAAGCAAAGTTACAATCTAGAATTATTTGAATCTGATTCAAAAGTTCCTGTTTTTTGGCGATTCATTTTGGTTCCAGCTAAAACTGATGACGAAGAAACATTTATCGCTTTTGTTGGTTTTAACCAGAAATTACAGCCGATTACAGCTTGGACATCTAATAAGACTTCTAGATTTATTTTTGATCCAGCGGCTATATTGCCAGAACCAGCAGAATTGAAACGCTATAATATTGATGATCTATTAGCTGATGATGATTTAGATGATGCAAGCGGAATCAAGTAAATCTTCAACAGCAAATAGGCAAAAGTTGATGAGAAAATGAATACTTATTTTAATGGTCTAGAATTGCGGCTCTTACGTCAATTTAATCATTTGTCTTTAGAGGACTTATCAATTCATGTTGGTAAGTCACGCCAATTCTTGCATAAAATTGAAATGAACCAAGTTGTTCCTACACCTGATTTAATTGATGTACTTAGCAACTTCTTCAATGTAAAAACGGATATTTTTTACAGTTCTCATCCGATTTTACAAGAAGAACAAATCAATTTTCGAAGCAACAAAACTGCCAAAATTTTTACAAAGCAATCAGTGATCGCTCAGGGTGAATATTTAAAAAGGTTAGTAGAATTTATAGAGGCAAATTTAAGGCTCCCTAAGTATTCAATACCTTCTGTTGAATCTGTAAAGAATTTTCAAGATATTGAAAATGCTGCGCTTCAATTTAGAAAATATTTTAATTTAGGGTTGGGACCTATTAGCGATATGACTCAATTAACTGAAATGCTTGGAATTTTTGTAACTACTTTTCCAAGTGTTTCAAGCGAAGTCGATGCTCTATCTATTGCATCTAAAAGACCAATCTTTGTTAATAACGAAATTAGTAGTACTTGTCGCCAGCGTTTTAATTTAGCTCATGAATTAGGACATCTTGTACTACATGATGGTTGTGTTACAGGTGACACTCTCACTGAGTCGCAAGCGCATCGTTTTGCTAGTGCTTTACTTATTCCACAAGAAATGATGATTTCTCATTTCCGTAATTGCTTTAATGGTAGATTTAATTGGAATAAATTAAGTGAGATGAAAACAAATTGGAAAATAAGTAAGGCAGCTTTGCTCTATAGAGCTAAATCTTTAGATCTTTTAAATGAAACAAGTTATCGTAGTGGCTTTATTCATTTGAAGCGTACTGGTGAGGCTATTTTAGAATCAGAAGATCATGAAATACCTAAAGAAGTTCCAACTTTACTAAATACATGTTTCAAAGCTTTAAGTAAAAAAGGAATTTCAGCAATTGATATAGCTAATGAATTAAATATATCTCTAGATCTATTAAATAAAATTACGCAATTAGATTTACAGCCACAAAATCCTTCTAAACTTAAATTAGTTATTTGATTAAAGGCGGTTTAGACCGCCTTTATTTCTTTTAATCTTTCTGCCCATACAGATTGATAATTAAAGCAATCAATCTTACCTTGATACACCGCTTCAATCATGTTCATTGAAGCTCTTAATTCCTCATCTGGAATTTGAACATATCCACCTGTCACATCAATTCTTGGTTTAGCCGTGTGATTAAGAAGTCTTTTTGTCACATAAATATTAAATCTTAAAAGGTTGCATATAGTGGCAAATGTACGGCGGAAATCATGCATTGAAACGTAATAGTCAACTTCTTTACCCACTCTATTCAATAATGTATCTACCTTAGTCGCATGCATATTCCACGAAGTAGGCATCTTAGTAGCTGGGAAAACCCAATCGTTTTCTCTTAATAACCAACGTTCACGCAAAATACTGTGTAGATGATCACCAATAGGAAAAGTATGATCTGAACCATTTTTGGTATCTCTAAAAGTTAAAGTACCATTTTTAATATCTACATCAGCCCACTTTAAGCAACATGCCTCCTGTTTACGGCATCCCGTATACATGCACATCAATACGATATCCCGATGCGTGTTTGACCTAGCAGTATTTTCCAGATTCAACTCATCTTCATAATGAAGCACCGCATTGTAATATTTGTGAATGATGTCTTTATGGAGATGTCTATCCCTACTTGCTATTTTATTCCAACCTCTTGTTGCGGAAATAATGTCAACTGGATTACTTTTAAGGATCGGGTTCTCATCTGTTGAATAAAGAACATGAATATACTTCCATAAGGTACCTAAAAGAGATACAGCACCATTTGCTGACGACTCACTTACTTCTGATACCTCAATAAATCGATCCAATACTTCTTGCTTAGATATCTGGAAAAGCTTTTTATTGCCCCACCCCAAATATAAATCAAAGTACTTACGGTACTGCCTAATTGTTTTTGGTCTAAAGTCA